CAGCAAACAGCTACACTGACCAAACAACAAAGCCTGCTAAGTTGGTCCACTCTTGGGATACAAACTAGGTGCCCTAGCGTAGGCACAGTCATTCGTGGCTACACAACGGTAGCAGGTAACACTCCCGTTGTTTCAGGCAATTTCCCCATCGGTTTTTACTATGTTGCAATCTCAGCTGACTTTGCAGCAAGCGGGGCTTCACAGTGGCTACTAGACCCGGCTGCGCATCCAAGCAATCCCGCTTCAGCGCAGACTGGTGTTACATGGATTGACTACAATTGGGCTCAGGCAGCTACGAGTGCAACTAATGTCAATGATGCCTCATGGCTGCAGTTCGAAGTCACAGTGCCTGGAGAATTGCTGCTTTTTACTGGTGCTGGCAATTCCTCGAGTTGGACAAATGGCAACTACGCCAGTCTGGTGATTGTTTCGATCCCAGCAAGCGCCACCTCTCTTCTGAAGCACCCAAATCTCACACTGCGCTCTCTAGCGTTCCAAAAGCACGTCGCAAAGGCTGGCAGTGGTCAAGCGTTGGCTGCTCAAATCCGCCAAGAACTTGGACTGCCGCCCAAGGAGGAAAAGGACGATACTCTTGAACAAGCATGGAAAAGAATCTTGCAAGATGAAACCAAGCAGGATGAGAGAAATGTGCGAGCGCACAAACCCATTGATTCTTGGGATAGTGAAGAGAAAAAGGAAGACGCATGGGATGAGCCAGACGATGAAGCATTTGAGGACTCTTACTATTCAGTGCGAAAGAAAGTTGAGCTTGCTCCTTTCAAGCGAGTGCGTGAAGAAGATGAAAAGAGCGATCGCGGAAAGGCGCCAAGAGAACAACCGCGTGCGTCATCGCTCAAGTCGTGAGACGCACACGACAAAGCGCGCTCGAAATGGCAGAAGAAAAGAAAGAAAAAAGACGCAATCCCGTGATTTCGTGGGTCGCTGAAGCTCGCCTTCAGGACATCACATATCACAGGACGCGACAACAAATTTGGGGAAAGCTCTGCAAGCTAATAAAAAATGGAGAACTGGAACTCGAGAAGGAGTTGTTCCGTTCTATCAAATCGGCACTGACTTGCAGAAGCCAGGACATGGACGACAACAAGAAGTTGGCGTTCGAAACAGCGTTGGATGAGATCGAAGAGCAATTTGTAGATGACGCTGAAAATGATGAAGGAGATGAAGCTGCCGAAGCGCCAAAGGCGCTGTCCTGATGCGCGTGATACCCCCACGCAAG